GCTTTTCAAGCCTAACCATCATTTCTTCGAATTCTCCCCAGCGAGGCTTACTTTTGCCACCTCTTGTAAACATTGACTGAATCGTATCAATAACAACTACATCTGGGAGTCTCTTGGTGTCACCAGTGATATCGCGGAGCCATCTTTCTAGGTCCTCAAAATATGGAGTCTCTGGATCATGTCTGACCATGAATCTATCACCCCATTCATCTAACTTATCCCTAAACTTTTGTAGGTTATCTTTTTTTTCCTGCATAGTCCATTTGCCTGATTCAGCATAAACATTCTTGCCAATAATTTGTGTCATCAAAACTCTTTCCCAATGAGATAAAGCTTCTTCAAAGTTCACATAAAGAACCTTATAACCCTTATCCGCCCAATTGTTTATAAGACACTTAGCAAATGTGCTTTTACCTTTTCCTGATGGTGCAATAATTGCATGGACAGCGCCTTTAAAAAAGCCACCTTCATCCGTATAGCCCATCGCTCTGTTTAGGGATTTGTATTGAGTCGGCAAAAAGTCTGGTATCTCTAATAGATCTTCAGCTCTTTTGGCAATATCTTTTGCTGTAGTTACACTATCTAGCGGATTATAGTTTAAATCATTCTCTAAATCTTTAATGTCAGATGTTATCTGAGCTATACGAGCTATATCTTTTTGTGACTTTTCACCCTTTTGTGTGATAAGTATTTGAAGCTCTTGTAAAGAATCTAATTGCTTTCTTTTATTTGCTTTATGCTTAACAATTTTTGTAATTGATTCAGGAGTTGACATGTCAATAGACATCAATATCTCCATCATCATATCAACTCCAGAAACACCACCAAGACCAATATATATATCTGTTTCTGACTCTAACCATACTTTAAAAGCTATTGGATCTACAATTGGTATCTTTGTAGTATGATAATAAGAGAGAAGAGCTTTGTAAAATTCATTAATACCAGTTTGACCATGTATTGATCCTACTATATCTTCTGGAAGAAAAGCATCGAAGTATGCTATAGCCTCATGTTCTCTAAAGCACAGTGCGAATATTTGATACTCCACTGGAAACTCTTTTTTTATAGATATGACTTCCTCATCTTGAGTCATTTTTTCTTTTTTCTTTCATCTTCTTGTAGTAAGATTTTCTGTTCTCTGAATTTCTTTTCTTTGCTTGAACATAAGCTGGATTATTCTTAATGCTTTTTTTTGCAACAGTCTTTGGTACATATTTACTATTTCTAATAGCAAATAACATTCTATCATACACAGAGTCTTCTGTTAGTTGATCATTATATCTAAATATAACTAGAGTTATACCAGCTTCTTTGCATAGCTGAATTTTCTTTTCATCTCTTTCTTGAGCTTTTTCAAACTCATATCTAGAATCAAAAAATCTCTGCGTATAAAAGAAATGCTGTCTTCCGTGATACTCAGCTGCAAGTTTATACTTAGGACAGTAAACGTCTAGCTTGAGTCTCTCACCAATGTGATGTTCATTAACAATGGCTTCTCCTGGAAAAAGTTTTTTCATTACCAATGTCAGAGCTGTTTGACCTCTAGACATTTTTTTATGTCGTTCTTTAATCCAGGATAAACCAAGTTGATTTATTCTTTTATTTAGCTTGTTTATAGATATAGAAAGTTCTTTTGCTATATCTGATAGAGACAAATTACTCTCAAACAAAAGGTCTGTGAGAAATTCGTCATCATCCTGATGATCTTCCCACTTATTGCTCATGGCTTACCTATTGATTCTATCAATAGACCTAGCTACTGTCAGTGTCTTTCCAAGATCTAAAATTGATAAATCTGTTTTTTCCCATATCTTTGGTGCTAAAGCAGAACTTAACATTGGACAATCTAAAACTATAGTTTTGTATTCGTTATCAAATTCAGATATCTGAGCCATAACAGAATCAAGCTTATCATAAAAATCATTATATGGAACTTGAATGAAAGCAGAATCTTTTGAGAAGAATTTTCCTATATTTGATTTGTGCTGAAAAGATATGACAAGAACTTTATTATATTTAAAGTAATAATTCATAAATGTTTTGAACGTATCATAGTTCTTATTAATATAATTCTCTAAGAATGTAGAATCATAGAAATCCTTATTCAGAGCACCTATCTTTCCAAGTTTGTTCTCTTGAGATTGAACAAAATCTATCTGAGCAGCTGCTAAATAGTTTGAGTCAGCTAGTGTCAAACCTCTAAGCGTCGATTGAACAAACTGCTTTGGTGGTTTCTTTTCGCCTTTGATATCTCCAAGCATAGAGAAGAAAGCAGATCTTGTATAAGTAACAAAAGCAAATCTTTTTCTACTCTCAAGCATCTCTGTGACTTTAATAAGTGTTTCTTTTTCTGTATACGTTTTCACTTTAGATTCCAATTTAGTAGTACGGGATTAAGATCGATTATAGATTCAATATGCTGGATATTGTGGAATTCACCTCTGTCTATCGCCATGTATCTATCATACTTCATTTGCTTGTCATCGTCATATACATAGCCCAAATGCTGCATTGCGAGACCAGAATGAACCCAATAGTTTCTTTGTCCAACCCAATTTACAACATAAGTTGGTTCAGATCCACAAGCTAACTTTCTATCAAAAAATGCTCCACCAGTTTGATATCTAAAAATTCTTGAGCTGTTGTTAGGAGTCCAAAGCTTATCTACTCTGTATTGTTTTTCGTTCCACATATGATAAAAGCGAACATTAACAACATCATATGGAGATGACTTTAAAACTTCTTTGATCTCCAAACCATCTTCATGGTATAGTTTTTCATCACAGTCAATTGCGATAATCCAATCGCCATCTTTTGCAAACTTTTCTAAGTTATGCCAAGCTTTAGCTCTGAGATTACCTTCATGCTGCCTAAACAAGGACTCCTCATTTGTGAAGACCTCTGCATACTTAGCGGCTATTTGTGGAGTATTATCATCAGAACAATCATCTGTAAATATAATTTTGTCGACCTGTGTCGACAGTCTTTCTAGTACTTCTTCCAAAAATCTATTGGCTTCATTTTTGCCAACCATTTGTGCAATAATCATATTATGTCCCAAAAACTAAACTGGGGGACCACCAGTAGAGTGATCCCCCAGAACTTATGTTGTAGTCAGCTATCAGGCTGAGAGCTCTTCGATCTGCTCACGAGCTTCCACAGAAGAAATGCGCTCAACATCAGTAGACATGAACAGAAGCTCACCAGAAACACCACGACGACCCATGGCAACTTTCTGTGCGTCTGTCTTGCTGTTTGCCTTCACCAATGTAGTCGAAGTGACTGCAAAATACTTGAACTTATTATCTGACATTTTATGTTTTTCCTTTTTATTTAGTTGGATAATGGATTGCGATATATTCTATCGCATCTTGCAGGGTATCTGCAAGTTTTGTTGCCATATATTTCATGTACACTCTATCCTTATAGGATGGTGCACAAAACACTACTGTTGGTTGGCCATGGATCTTAGCCCATGCCATCTCAAAGTCAGTGCCTATATATGCGCGATCTTTTATCATATATTCTACCAAAACAATATCTGATCTTTGTTGCATGAATATATTTTTTCTTGCAATCTCTTCTGGAGACATCGTTTTGTCCTCTGGAATAGAGGTAGGATCATATACTGAATAACCACGCTGCGTCAACATAAACGTAGCTTCTTTTCTCCAGGTTATAGCATAATCACCGACGTAGTCCATAGCGCCGGACAAAAAAACTGTTAAGCTCATACAGGCCAATAATACTCTAGATCTGACGGTTCGTCAAAGTATTGCGAATAGTATTGGTAATCTTTTCTCAAAAGATTTGACCTATGAGATCTATGCAGTTCCTCATTGCCAAACCATGAAGGAAGAGTTATGTGTTTATAATCTATTTCTTCCATCTGCATTGTATTTTTATATCCTCTTTTAGCCCATTCTTCAATGGTAAAATTCTGATACAACTTAAGAGCTTCTTCATATCCAGTCCACATACGTGTTACTGGGTGATTTCGCCAACCTTTTGTAGAAGTTCTATCTAATAGAATGTTGAGAATTTGGTACGTCTCTACGCGTTGTTTGCCCAACCGACGATAGTCAAGTATTCTTACAGA